GTTCAGAATTGGCAAGCCGTCTCTGTACAGGAGTTTGATGATAATATTGTTAGCACTCAACCACGGATGTGGAGCAAATGAATCGATTTGTATACCCCTGATTCATTGGTTCGGTTTAACGTCTAACCGTTGTCGTGAACTGGACAAAGAACAACGGCTTAGTCATAGCCATAATCGCGTTTCATGATCTTAATGCTAGCCTCGGTTCTGATGACATCGCCGATGCCAGCACTGTCCAGAATGGAACACAAATCATGATACTCATCGAGCGACAAACGATACCTTCTGACAAGTGAATTGTCATCAAGCAATCCTTCGCGGCCTGACGAGTGCGCGATGAGGTAGTGCTTTGCTATGACCTTAGTTGAAATGACATGTTTCCTCAACACACGCATGAGTGTGCTATTCCCTGCGTGTTTGAAACCATTTATAATCCCAGAGAGAAAATGCTCAGGGCTCATGGTTAATTCGCCGTCGGTTTGGCCCAATGTGCGCAATATCACACCGAGGTTTAGCGCAGCTGAGATTTTCCCGTCAACAGTGTAAACCGGGGAATGCTTCAAAAACTGCACATCCTCTATGACGTCACACACCTCGACCGTAACTTTATAGCCTAGCTCGCCGCACAATCGTGGGATTATATCGACTACCTCTTGCTTTGTCATACCGGCGTGAGTGCCGTTGTATATAGACAAACCAAGGTAAAAATTGGCTATATTGTTAGCGAATGTCGTTAAAGTACTCCCAGAATGCATGTACAACTCTATGGGAGTAGCTTTAAATGACCAAATGCCATGTCCAAATTTAAAAGGCTTACATAATTGCAAAATGCAATTATAATACGTGTCTTTATGTTGCCCGTTCGGCAACAATGTATAGATGTAGTGAAATAGCGCCTTGGTATGAGACGAGTCACAACTCGAGATATCAAGGTTCAAGAATAAATCACCATCTTTGCACTTAATCCTACATGAACTATCATCTGAAAAATAACCAAATACCATCCTATGATTGGAAGTCAACATCCTTTGGAAAAAGGAGGAGAGCCGTTGCACGTTGGGATTCGGTATATAACAAGACCAAAACCCATCATGCACATACGGCTTCTCCATGGAGTGTTTCAAAGTAGCGAAAAGGTAACCACCTAGCAAAGAACCAGGGCACGTGAAATCACCAATGCACCTGGGCAATTTCCCTGGTTTTGCAAACTCGAAAGGCTTAAGCTTTGTCTTGACACCACCAACCATAAAATCTATGGTGTGGATCTTCCCATTCAGTATAAGCTCTTTCAGGCTCTGCAATCTCAAAGCCCTTTTCACGTGGGGCACCAAGC